GCGCATCCCGTCGTCCTCGGCAACGTGCAGTTCCTGTGCCATGGCGCGGACCTCGGCGCGCACGCGCTCGATGGCGGCCTGCGCCTCCCGCGCCTCCCCCTCGGCCTTCGTCACCGTGGCGAGCATCTCGTCCACCAAGTCCGTGTCGCCGCCCTCCTCCTCCAGCATGCTGCGGGTGACGCGCACCTCGCGCTTCGCCTCGGCCCACTGCCGGTTGCGGAGCCGGAGTTGGGCCCACAGGTTCTGGATCTGGGTGGGGTCGCCGCCCGCCGCGCGGAGCCCGGACCGGATGGTGCGCAGGTCCCGCTCGGCGGACTCAGCGCGGCGGACCGCGTCAGCCACTAGGTCAGCGTTGTGGTTGGCGTCTGCCTCGGCGCGCTGGAGTGCGGGCACGAGGGTCTGCACGTGCCGCTTGTTCCCGGCCGCCACGGCGCGCGCGGTGTCGGCCTCCCGCACCTCCGCGTCAACGTGCTCACGAAGCAGCGCGACCTCGTCGCCCGTGAAGAAGTCCGAGCCCACCCGGCTACGGCTGAGGCGGCCAAGCAGGATGCTGAGGCTGTCACGTCGGGCGCTGCGCTGCGCGTCCTCGGCCGTCCGGGCCCGCTGCATCTGCGCGTCCACGAACGCGTCCACCATGCCGCTCAACTCCTGCCGCTCCCCGGCCAGCTGTGCGGCGGCGGGGTGCCAGTGGGCGACGCGGACCGTGCTGCCCGTGTCGATCCACGGTGTGGGGTCCTCGGACTCAAAGCGGGCGCACGGCCGGTCGCCGCACGGCCCGTTGTAGGACGGCGGGCACGTCCGGGTCTCCATCTCGCGGCAGGCAGGGTCGCCGCTCTCGTGCTCCTCGCCAGGGTCGACCGGATACACGGCCACGTGGTCACCCCAGTTCCATCCGAACTCGTCGGAGTGGAACCGGTGCTCGTGGTGTGCCGCGCGGATGCACGCGGTCCGTGGGTTGTCGGGGCCGGTGTACTGCGCGCTGCACATCGTCGCGGGCGTCGTCGGCCCGTCGTCGGTCGCGTCGGGCGTCAGCGCAAAGTCGGACTGACGGGCGTCGGCAAGGCGTCGGACCTGCGTCGCCAGGGCTTCGAGGGCACGGACGACGGCCTTCGCATCAGGGCTGGGCTGGCTCACAGTTGACCTCCGTTGATCGCCCGCGCGGCGGCAAGGATCTCGTCGTGGAACGGTGCTGCCTCGTCGTCCAAGCTGCGCGCCAGGGTGTCGAGGAGGTGGGCCAGCGGCTCGGCTGCCGCGCCCCAAGCAATGCGGATCGTCGAGGCCGAGAAGTGGATCTCGTCGGCGGGACTCACGCGGTGGTGTCCTTCCGGGTGCAGGTGGTCGGGTCGTGCTGCTCGCCAGCCGTCGACCACCACAGCTCGCAGCAGTCGGCACGGAGGCCGGCGGCGGCTTTCTCGTCCTCGAGGCTGACGATGCGGATCGGCGGGCGTCGGCGGTCGAGTTCGGCGAGGACGTCGCGGTATTCGTCGTGCAGCCAGGACACGTGGACGATGGCGACGGCCGCGCCTATGGAGGCGGCGGCGAAGAACGCCGTGTAGCCCCACGCGTCGGCCTGGGAGCTGACGAGGGCGCAGCGGAACAGTCCGACCGCGAGGAGGGCGTACAGCACGCTGAGGGTGTGGCTGGTGCGTCTCATGGGCTGACCTCGATCAGGGGCAGCGGGGTGCGGGCGGCGATGGCTCCGTGCAGTTGCCGGAGGCGGGCGAAGGCGCGGCTGTCGCGGATGCTGAGGCGGCGGCGTGTGGTGACGCTGAGGCGTCCCCAGCAGGACGGGCACGCGTACTGGCCAGCGCGGCGGGTGTTGGGGCAGGACGGGCATCGCAGGGTCATCGGGTTCTCCGGCGGATCGCGGCGGTGGTGGCGGTGATCAGGAAGGCGATGAAGAGCAGGGCGCCAAGGGCGAGGCAGGCGAGTCCGGCCATGAGGAGGAGGCCGGGGCCCGCGGGCAGCGTCACGTCTCGGCCTGCTGTGCTCGCCCTTGCAGGTGCGAGGCGGCTCGGTGGGTGGCGTCGTCCCAGCCCGCGCGGTAGTCGTCGGTGTGGCCGGGGCGGGGGCCGAGGTCGGCTTCGAGCAGGTCGGCGGCGGCGCTTCGGAAGGCGGCGGCCGTGGTGGCTCCGCTGCGTTCGTTGGCGCGGACGGCCGCCTCGAACTGCTCCAACGCGGTCACCGCGCCCGGCTCGTTGCGGAACCACCAGGCGACGTTGGCGCGGGCGGTGTCCAGTTCAGACATGGATGTCTCCTTGGTGGGTGGTGTGTCAGCTAGCGATGGCGAAGCCCTGTGTGCCGTCCGCGTTGGGGGCGCTGGCGAGCAGGGCCAACAGCTCTTCGCGGTGCACGTCCACGGCGTAGCGAAGGAGGTCATCGACGCGCTGCCCGTAGGGCTGCGGGGAGAACCAGAGCTCCAGGTTCTCGACCCTGTTGTCGTCGCGAACGCCGTTCTTGTGGTGGACGGTCTCGCCCTGCACGAGGCGCCGGCCAAGGTGCTGCTCCATGACGTACCGGTGTTCACCGATGACCCGGCCGTCCTCGGTCTTGATCATTACGTAGCCGTCGGGGTGCAGGTGCTTGGTGCCGGGGACCTGATAGCGGCGCCCCTTGGAGCCGTAGTGCGGGCCGCAGTAGCCGAGTCCGTGACCGTTCCGGTTGAGCTTCACGGGATCGCTACAGCCGTCTGCCTTGCAGGTTTTGACGGCGATGGAGCGCTTGGACATCTGTTCGTCTCTCCTGGCTTCGGGTTGGGCGGTGGCGTTAGGCGGCGCAGGCGGCCGTCTGCGGGGCTAGCGCGGTCCTGGGGTCCCAGGGGTCGCCCCACGCCTCACGCGCCCGCTCAGCGTCCGCACGCTGCCGCGCACGACGTGCCTTCGCCTCACGCCCCTGACCCGCCCGACACAACGCGCACGCCACCTCCCCCAACCGGCGGTGGATGAAGTAGCCGCGCGACGACCCGCCCTTCGCGTGCTCCACAACCAGCTGCGCCCGCCGCTCGCCCTCAACCTGCTTCCGATGCGCAGCCAGACACGCGTCGCACGGCTGCTCCCGGTACGAGAAGTGCGCCCGATACGCCCGCTCCGACCCGCACTCCAACCGCAACCGACCCTGCTCATCGAAGCGAGACGGCTCACCCGTCCAGAACTGACGGCGGCCGGCAGCCGTGGTCCCACCCCACACACCCTTCAGGTTGCGGTTGTCAAGGACGTACTGCGCGCACGCCTCCCGGATCGGACAGCGGACACAGAGGGCCTTGGCGGCTTCCCTGTCGCTGCTGCTTTTGCTGAAGAAGATCTCGGGGTCGACGGAGCGGCAGGGGAGGTTGGGGGTGGTGGCGGTGAGGTCAAACAGGCTGGTCATGGCGTGTCTCCCCGGGGGTTGGTCGTGGGGCGGTTGGTCGGCGGTGCAGGTCAGGCGTGGTGGGCGAAGAGGTCGAGCTGGTGGCCGAGTGGCTGGTTAGCCCAGAGCACCTCGGTACGGGCTTGGTCGCCCTTGCCGTTGCCCGTTGTGGTGGCCTGCTCGTGGCGGTGCCAGCCGTCGTACAGCTGGTCGTAGAGCGGGCTGTGGTAGCCGGAGAGGACGACGGTTGCCTTGCACGCCGCGAGTGCGTCGGCCAGTTCGCGGTGTTCGGTGTCGGTCTTCATCTCGTGCCGGTAGCGGGTGGTCGGCTCGCGTGTGGTGCCGAGGTAAGGCGGGTCGACGTACAGCAGGACTTCGGTGTGGCGCCCGTACTTGGCGATCACGTCGAGGGCTGGCATCGATTCCAGGGACACCGCGTGCAGGCGCTCAGCTACTGCGGCCATGCGGTCGACGTAGCCGTCCAGGTAGGACGGCATTCCGAAGCCGCCTTTGGCGGCGGGGTTGACGTAGTGCCGCCAGCCGCTCTTGCGGAGGTGTCCACCGAGGGACTGGGACAGGCGCACCCAGACTCGGCGGGCCTGCTCTAGTTCGTCGTCGGCGGTCGCGTGAGCGGCGAGCAGCTCGGCGCGGCCATGCGGCGTGAGCGCGCATGCGCGGATCAGGTCGGTAGGTCGGTCACGGAGGACGCGCCAGAACAGCATCAGGTCCCCGTCGAGATCGTTGACGGTTTCCATCGGGCTCGGCCTCTTGGCCAGCAGGACGGATAGTGATCCGGCGAACGGTTCGACGTAGTGGCCCTGGTTGGGCAGCAGCGACACGATCCAAGGGGCGATGGTCTGCTTGCTGCCGAAGTACGGCACGGGGCTCTTCATGCGCTGTGTCTCTCTCGGTCGGTGACGGGTGGGCAGTGGGCGTGGGTGCGGCGGCCGAAGCGCGGCAGCATCGGGTCGTGGCAGCGTTCGCAGGGGATCCAGCCGGGGGCGAGTTCGGCGCCGGTGGTGTCTTCCTGCGGGGGATGATCTTGAGGGTCGGGAGCCCCAACTACCTGAGGTTGGAAACCGACCTCAGCCCCGTCATGGGAAAGCTCTTGGGTAACCCCTGGGTTGTTCGGGGCGCTGTCCCCCGAACCCAACGGGGCTCTGTCCCCCGAACTCCAACGGGGCGCTGTCCCCCGAACTTCTTCAGCGTTACCGCCGGTAAGTTCGGGGCTCTGTCCCCCGATGTAGTTCGGGGCGCTGTCCCCCGAACTTTCGGCGGGCTGATCCCACCCCGGAGCCCGCTTCCGAGCCGTCGACTTCAGGTAGTCCTCGGCCGCCGGCCAGTCCGGGAACGGGCTCACGAGGAGCACATACCGGGTAGGCACGCCCCGCTTCCGCTCGCCCTGGACGGTGACGACGCCCGCGCGGATCGCGGCCTCCAAGTACCGCCGGGTGTCCTTCTCGTCGGCGCACGCAGCCTTCGCGATGTCCTGGATTCGGATGGTCCTGCGGTCCGAGGCGAAGGCCAGTTCCCCGGCGGCGTTGGCCATGTTCCGTAGCTGGCAGAGGAGCAGGGGCAGGCCGGACCGCCGCAGGTACGCGCTCATGTCGCGCGTCCAGCGCCACGACAGGGCGTTGCCGAAAGCGTTCGGCACGCCGCCGCTGGTGCGGCCGTCCTGCTCGTCGATGCTCAACTCGGTTCTCTCTCAGGTGTGTTGCGGAAGCGTTCCGGCAAGATCCGCCCGGGGCGCGGGCGTTGAGCGCCCCGGGCGGCCGGATCAGCGGATGAACTCGGTGCGGGTGCGCTCCTCGCGGCGCCGCCGGTGGGCCTCGTAGTCGGCCTCGGTCGGCTTGCCCTCGGTGACGTCGCTGAGGGCGCTGTCCGGGCGCATGGGGCCCTCGCCCACCTCGTCGAAGGTGCCGTCCATGCGTCGGGCCCTCCACATGGCGCGCTTCGCCTCGGCGAGAGCTGCCGCGTCGTCGTCGTTGCGCGCGACCTCGCAGGAGGTGACGCGGACCTTGACGTTCGGCTCCTTGTCCTCGCCGGTGGCGTGGCCCGTGTAGGACTTGGAGGTGAGTTCGACGATGGCGAAGACGACGGTGCCGGGCTTCTCGAACAGTCCGCGTCGCTGCTCGGTGGTGAGGGCGGCCTCGATGGAGGCGGCGGCCGAGTCGAGCTTGACCTCGGGGACTTCGGTGTTCGCCAGCTTGGGCATGTGCTGTGCCTTTCCGGTTCGGGTGGTGCTGGGTGTGGGGCCCGGTCCCGCCGTGGGGGTCGGCGGGACCGGGTGACGGCCGCGGGCGTGGGGGACGCCCGGGGGTCGGCCGCCGGAGGGTGGTCAACCGTGCAGCTCCACGAGGCGCAGTTGGTGCGCGGCCACCTCGCCGATGCCTGTCACGAAGGCCTCGCGCATGCGCTCGGAGACCTCGGGGGCGAAGGCGAAGTGCACGCGGACGATGGGACGTTCGGCGCTCTTCACGGTCATCGAGTGCTCTTCGGGCTCCAGCCCGTCGGCGCCGAGGTTGATGGCCCACTCGGACACGTCGGCGGCGCTGCTCAGCAGGTCGTCGATGGCACGTTGTGCCGCGTCGAAGTCGTTCTCGCCGAGCTGGTCCCACTGCAAGGCGCCACGACTGGCGATCTTGTGGCCTTCCATCCGATCGCTGATGCCGGAGAAGTCCGGGTCCTCGGTCGCGGTCTTGTGCTGACGTGCCGCCTCCACACGGAGGTCTTCGGGGGTGTACGCGTGGTCGGTCATCGTGATCCGTTCTGGTGGTGGTTACTTGCGTCGCTTGATGAGCGAGGCCTGAAGCGCCGCGTAGTGGCGGGCCCCCTGCTCGCGGACCTCAGGGATCGGGCAGTCATCGCGGCGGTGCCGCAGAGCCCGGATGACGAGCTGCTCCGTCTCGGCGTAGCCCACGGCGTCCTCAGCCCGGCCGCACGGACACGTGAAGTCCGCAGCCGCGAGGGACTTTGCCTTCGCGTGATCCAAGCGGACACGCAGGCCGTAGCCCGGGTGAGGGTTGCCGATCGTCGGCCCGACCCCGTTCATGCGGCGAGGCCGCGTGCTGCTGCGTCGGCGCCGATCAGCCGACCGATGTGCTCGGCGGCGGCGGGGATGACGGCGTTGCCGTAACCGGCAAGCTGGCCCACTTGGTCGGGAACCCCATCAACCAGGCGATCCACTCGGGGTTCGGCAGCAAGCCAGGCACGCGCGGCTTTCCCTCGCGCAGCCACAGGAAGGCCAAGTAGTCCTCCAGCCGCGAGTCGTGATCCCCGCTCTCCGCCCTGCTCCACGACAACCCGTGATGCCCCATCGACGCCCTGGGGGTGGGCCACGAGGTAGACCCGTTTACGGGCTGCCTGGGGGGCTCCGAACTGCGGCGCTGAAAGCACTGCCCATTCCGCATCGAACCCGCAGTCGGCCAGATCGGCGAGGACCCATCCGAAGGCGCCTCCGTCTCGAACAAGGTCTCCGACGTTCTCCACGAAGACGTAGTCGGGTCGAACGTGGCGCACAACGGCAGCCATCGCAGGCCACATCCACCGTTCGTCTGCGACGCCGAGCCGCTGCCCGATGAGGCTGAAGGGCTGGCAGGGAAAGCCGCCGGCGACGACGTGGACGCGGGGTCGAGGGGCGGAGTCCCACCAGGCGGTGGCGGTACGTACGTCGTCATGGCGGGGAACCTCCGGCCAGTGGTGGGCCAGCACGCGCCGGCAGAACGGGTTGATCTCGACCTGGCCGACCGTCGTCATGCCCGCTCGTTCCAGGCCGAGTTCGATACCGCCGATACCGGAGAACAGGGAGAGGACGTTCACCGAGTCACCGCCCCGTAGCCGAGCGGGTCCTCGCCGGGCGCCAACCCCGTGACGACGAGCACGAGTTGCCCGCCCTTCACGACCTTGCCGAGGCGCATGTCCGGGCCGACGACGCGGGTGTGGTCGTCGTCGTCGAACAGCCCGGCGTCGACCAGGCCGTCCACTGCGGCCTTGAAGGACGGGTACCAGTTCGCCGGGTCGCAGCGTCCGTTCGTCGCCGGGTGGATCACGCCGAGGATGTGGGCCCGCTCGAAGAGGGCGCCTGGCTTGGCGGCGGCGAGCGCCGTCATGAGTGCCGGGCACTCGCTCACGGCCTCCATGGCGGCGGCGCGCAGCTTGCCCGTGTACTCGGCCTTCCGCTTGTAGTGCAGCTGCCGGTTGGCGTTGAGGAGCTTCATACCGGCAGGCAGCGGGATGACGAAGGGCCGGGCCCCGGCCACCGCAGGGGTGGCCGGAACCTCGGGGTCGAACAGGGTGGGCGCGCTCACTCCGCACCGCCCGGCGGCGTCGGGTCCATCGTGACCGTGCGACACACCCAGCACTGCCGACCGCCGAGCCGCAGGAACGCGTGCAGCGTGTCGCGGTCCTCGGCCGGGCAGTACGCGATGTCGTTGACGAGGGCCTCGGTGGGCCGCATCAACACGTGCAGCGGGACGGTGTGGTCGGGGCATGGGGTGTGGGTGCCCTTGCGGCGGTGGCCGCTCCCGGGCTGCACGATGCGGCGAAGGCGCGCGAGCGGGCTCACGACGACGCCCCCGACTCAACCGCCGCAGGGCCCGTGACGCCCGGCAGCGCGAGCGAGCCCGCCTGCCACGCCGCCGCGATCCCCTCACGCCCGCCCGGCTTGAAGCGGAGCGAGTGGTTGCGCGACCGCGTCGCACGCACCTCCACTCCCGGCACGTCGTGCAGCTCGCCCGTCTCCTTGTCCACGATCCGGGCCACACCCGCCGCGGTCATCTCATCGAGCACCTTCGAGAGGAAGGCGCCGCGCACCTCGGCGACGAAGCGGCGCTCGATCTCCCCGGGGAAGGCCTCCATCACCCACGCCTGGAAGGCGTCGAGGTTGGTCAACTTGGCCTCGGGCTTCGGGTCCGTGAGCGAGATCGTCGCCACAGCCCCCACGTCCGTGAGAACTGCCGCTACCTGTCGGGTGCCGGTCTCCTGCTCGGCCGTGTCCAACGCGGCCTGCGTCTCGGCGCGGACGGCCTTCAACCGGTCGGTCACGAGGTCGGCGAGGGCCTTCAACGTGGCCTCTTCGAGTGCCAGTTCACGGAGGTTGCTCATGCGGCAGCACTCCCGACCATGAGGTCGCGGGCCTGCCGGAACTCGGCGGCGGTGCCCTGCTCGATGGGGTGGCCGAAGGCGCCGGCGAACTGCGCGGGCAGGCCCTCCTCGAAGTCGGCGTCCTTGGCGGCGGCCCACATGGCGTCGAGGGCGGTCTGCCGCTCGCTGGCTCCGGCGGGCGGCATGGCGCCGGGGCGCTGCTGCTGCGGCGGGTCGGGTACGGCGGCGGGCCCGGTCGGCGTCGACTGCTGCGGCGGGGTCGTGCGAGGCGGCGGCGTCGGGTCCGCGTCGGAGCCGGGCGTCTCGCCCTGCTCGCCGTTGACTGGCGCGTCCTCCGACTCGGCCACGGGCTCGCCCATGTAGGCGAGCGAGCGCATGACGACCGCTTCTTGCGAGCCGTCGTTGTAGAGCGACAGGCCGAACTGATCGCCGAGGTTCACCGCGCACCGCTTCAGCGCCTGCGACAGAGCGGTCTTCATCGCGAGGTCGTGTGCGTCGCCGAGCTTCGGCTGATTGAGAGCCTGCCCTGCCGCTGCGTCTTCGAAGAGGGTCAGCGGGCGGCCGTCCGTGGCCTTGACCGTGAGCCGGACCTGCGCCCGGTACACGATCGTCCACCGGTTGGAACCGGCCTGCGTCTCCCGTTCGGAGACGAGATCCAGTGAGATGGTCTCGACGGTGAACCCGTCGAACCCGAAGACCCGGATGAGCTGGCGGCGGACGTCCCATGCCTCCAGGTGCGACATGCCCCGCAGGTCGCGGACGCGCTTGCCGCTGATGGGGCTGAGCAGGAACGCGACCTGCTGGTCGGTGAGTTTGGGTGTGGCGGTCACGGGCGCACGTCCTTTCGGAGCGTGTAGTAGCGGTGGTCGGGCTGGTTGTGCAGGAGCAGCACGCCCTGATGGGCGCGGCGGGAGAGGAAGGCGCGGGCGTCCTCGCGGTACAGGCGGCGGCCGTAGCGCACGGCGTACAGCTGCTGCACGCGGGAGGTGTCCCACTTGCCGCCCCACCTGCGGATCGCGGTGTCGAGCACGCGATCCCAGTCCGGCGGCCACGAGGGGGCGGGGCCGGCGGCCGGGGCCGAAGCCCCGGCCTGCGCGGTCGTCGTCATCAGGCGTCACCGCCTCGGCGCTTGAGCGTGTAGTAGCGGCCGTCCCCGGCGCCGTGCTGGTGCAAGTGGCCACGGCGGTGCAGCTCGGCCAAGTCCCGCCGGGCCGTGCCGCGTTGCGTTGACCCGCCGTCCCTGCGCCGAACCTCCAGCAAGGTGCCGGTGGACCACTTGCCGCCGTGGGTGCGGATGGTGTCGAGGAGCTGCGCGAGCCGGGCTTCGACGCGGGCGGCCTTGTCGGGGGTGGCGTCGGCCGCAGTGCGGCTGCTCTTCCCCTCGCGGGCGGCAGCGTCATCGCTGGCGTGCTGCCACAGCAGCCGCCGAACCTCGTCCAAGGTGTCGTTCTCGCGGACGACGGTCCGCAGGACGCGGACCAGACCGCGCAGCATGGCCAACTCGCCGTCGTACGCCTGCTCGTCGGGGGCACTCATCGGCCTGCCCCCTTGGACGTCTTCGGGGCGACGCGGTCAGCCAGCCGCATGCGGGCGTCCAGCACAGTGCCGTGCACCCGAGCGCGGGCCCGTCCGGCGCGGCACAGCAGCGGGGCAGCGGCCCGGTTCAGGTCGTGGCCCGCGTGGACCGCGACCTGATGCACGGCCGTGGCGGCGCGGCCGACAGCCGAGGCGCGGTCGAAGTGCAGGCCGAGGAGAGCGAAGAACGGGACCAGCGACAGGGCGAACAGCGAGGCCGCGAGGAACACGGCGCGCGCGGGCGACAGCCCGGCGAGGAGGTTGATGACTTCGGTCGGCATCAGGCACCGACCGACTTGGGAGCGTCCAGGAGGGTCCAGATCCGCACCGGAACGTCACTGACCACGGCCGTGGCGACCGTGTAGATCTGCGGGTCGGTCTCGCTGTGCGTCCGAGTCGTCGTCTCAACCCCGAGCGCTGCGGCCAGCTGCTCTACGCCATCGCGGTCCATGTGGAAGTTCACGTCCACGTTCGCCGACTCGGGGCTGAAGGCGTAGCAGTTGACGGTGATAGTCGTCGGCGGCACCGGGGACAGCATCTGTACGTGCAGGGCCACGGAGTGGGCGGACAGCAGGCTCTTCCTGCGCTGCGGCTCGTTCATGCCGCCACCGCCGAGCGGATGTAGTCCATGACCAGCTCGCCCATCGGCACCGGAACCGACACCCGCACGGGCACCTGCCCCCGGCGCCGGGACGGACGGGTCTGCGTGAGCAGCGTCCACAGCTCAAGCCCGTCACCCGCCGACGTGCGGTGCACCCGGCCGCCCAACTCCCGCAGCCACATGCCGAGGTCGTCCACGTCGGCGACCGTGACGTACACGGCCTCGGGGCGGGCGATCAGCGTCGGGGCGGGCAGCGGCGTGTAGTCGAGCAGCGATTCCACAGCGATGCGGTTGTCACTGGTCTGCGCCATCAGGTCAGTCAGTTCACTGAGCGGACGAACGGTAGAGTCGATGGCCATCGGGGCCTCTCTTCTTCTGGTTGCAGGGGCGCCGGTCGTTGGGTCGCCGAGCCGGACAAGCGGGCGGCCCTTCGGCGCGTTCATGAGGGAGATCAGGCGGTGCGCTGGGCGGGGATCGACGCCGCCTCGGACTGCACGGCCATCCACGTGCGGACGGCGTCCAGGTCGAAGCGGCGACCCCGGAACGACGTCGGCTCGACGGGGCACCCCTTCTTCACCCACTCGTTGACCGTCCAGTTCGAGACCCCGTAACGGGCCATGAGCTGCGCGGTGTTCAGGAGCGGGGAGAGTCCGGTGGGGCGGAGCGTCTCGGAGCGCTCAGCGAGGGTCTGAGTCGCCATGGGGCTACCTTCCTACTGTGTGAGTGTGATCGTCAGGCAAGGAAAAGTGATCTTGCAGTGGTTCGCCGAGCGCGGTGGCGACAAGCCACGCGGTGCGGAGTCGACACGACTCGGTGGCGGTCTTGCCCGTACCCGTGACGTTGCTGACGGTGTGAGCGCTGACCCCCTTCCCCTGCACGTCAACCGCCCTGGTCTTGGCGGCGAGCTGGGCTTGAGTCAGGCCGACGCGCCGCATTGCGTCGCGCAGTGGCTGGCCTTCGCCCTTGCGGTAGAGGTTGGTCATGGGTGCCCCGTGCGGTTTGGTGTCTGCGGGGTCGCTGCGATCCCGCTACCCACATTCCTACTGTGTGAGTGTGGGTGAGGTCAAGTGAGTGGGCGTGAGTTTCGGTGAGCCGTGGCGATATTCGAATACGCGTTCTATGGTGGGCGCATATGACGTAGTCACCGGCGCGTGACGGGGAGGTCACGCGCCATGCCTATATCGCGCCACGCTCCCACTTTCACTTGCGAAAGTGGGAACCGGCGCTGCATTCTTGAGCCCGTGGAAGACCAGGAGCGCACCGAAGACCTGGCGCAGCTACTCGCGAGACTGAAGGCGGCATACGGCGACCTCAGCAACTCAGCGATCGCGCGCCGTATCGGCGTCGCCCCCGCGACTGTGGACTCCTGGGTCAACAGACAGCGCGGAACCGGTCGCGGCCCACGCCGCGAGGCGCTCCAAGCCCTCGCGCGCGAGTTCCCCAAATTCTCCGAAGCCGAGATCTTCGCAGCCGCCGGCCGCAAGTCGCCGGGCCCGCTCAGCAGCGAGGCCGAGGACCGGATCTTGGAGCTGTACCGCGGACTCACCACCGACCAGCAGCGCGCGAAGGAAATCGAGATGCGCGCCCTGAACGAAGCGAACCGCACCGGGCAGTAGCGGGTACGTACAACCATCTGGCGCAGTTGTGGGTCTCTGCTGGATGGGCTCGCTTACTCTCGGTGAGTCCCTGTCGACAACATGTTCAACAGTGGTCGATTTTCCCATCACTTGGGGGTACGGTCGGACGCACGTACCGGTGCTCCCCCACCGGTGATCAGGTCCCGAAACCTGCACTCCGGGGGTACGCATGTGCGTTCGTGTTCAATTCGCTCCGCCCGACAGCCGTCCGGCCTTCGATGCCGACGAGCGAGTGATCATCATCCCGGGCCAGCTGACACCCGCACACACAGTCACCCTCGTGCGAGCCATTCTTCGTGAACTCGTCGTGCCACAACCGGAGTTGGGTGCACGCTGCTGGTGTGGGGAGAGCGTCGACCTGCTCCCCCACGTACCTCACCAGCGAAGGAGCGAGCAGGTGGTGAACCATGGCGCCTAACCCCTACCAAGTGGGAAGCCGTACATGCGGGTGCGTCGACTGCATGGCCGACTTCCCGCCCGCGCAGTACGGCAACCGGCCCGAACGAGACGGATGCATGGGCCCCTGGCGGGCGCGCTTCCGCAGCACGGACGGCCGCCAACGCGTGAAGAACTTCCGCACCCCATCGGACGCCCGCAGCTTCCTGGCCAACCTCCGGCCGAAGGAGGCACGGCATGGGGCGTAGGGCCTCGAACAACCCGCGGCAGATCCGAGTCAGGACATGCGGCTGCCAGCAGTGCATGGAGCAGTACCCGCCCGCCGAATACGGTAAGCGCAACCGCCGCCGAGACTGCACCGGTCCCTGGCAGGCGCGCTACCGCGACCCGTCAGGGAAGCAGAAGTCGAAGAACTACCCGATCTCCGAGGGCGGCAAGAAAGCCGCCGAGGCGTTCCTGGACGACGTCCGGTCCCGCGTCCGCCGGCGCGAGTACGGCGACCCGAAGCGCGGCGAGATCACCATCCAGGCGTGGTGGGATCTGTGGTGGCCTGGTCAACCGAAGCTGGCCACCACGACCGACAACCGGAAGCTGTCCACGTGGAACGCCCACATCCAACCGAGGTGGGCCGAGTGGCGGCTGTGTGACCTGGAGCCCCTGGAGCTACAGACCTGGCTCATCAGGGATGTGAAGGGGTACCACGCCAGGAAGAAGGCGTTGGAGTTGATGCGGGCGTTGCTGCGCGGCGCGGTCCGCGACGGTAAGCGCATCCCTTACAACCCCGCCGCCGACCTGGAGATCGGCGAGCCGAGGAAGAAGGCCCCGGACGATCTGCGGCCGCCGACGCGAGCGCAGTGCGCGCTGATCCGGCAGCACATCGCCATGTACTACGAGCCGCTCCTCGTGTTCCTCGAGGAGACAGGCCTCCGGTGGGGCGAAGCAACTGGGATGCGGTGGGGGCACATCAACCTGGAGGCTGAGCACGCGAAGGTGAAAGAGGTGCTCAATGAGGACAAGGGGACGCTGTTCCGGCAGGACGCACCGAAGACGGAGCACGGGTTTCGTACGGTGCCGTTGACGCCGGCCGCAGTCGCTGCGGTGCAGACGATGGTGACCCGGTGGCGCCCGGTCGTGCCCGTGTCCCCCATCGAGGGCGACGGGCGGGACCTCCATCCCGAGGAGCTGGTGTTCCGCGGCCCACAGGGCGGCGTCCTCACGCGGCACAACTTCAGGCGGAACTGGATTCCCGCGATCCAGGCCGCGGGCATTGCACGGAAGGTTCGGAACCCGGAGACCGGGCGGGATGAGTGGTGGCCGCGGGTCCATGATCTGCGGCACGTGTTCGCTACGCGGCTGAAGGATCTCGGGGTCCCGGAGCGGGACGTCCAGACGGTCATGGGGCATGAGCGTGGGTCCAAGGTGACGTGGCTCTACCAGCACAGCGCCGAGAGCGTTGCCGCGGATGTGTTGGCGAAGATGGCTCCGCCTGAGGTGGCGCCTGTTCGAAAACTGCGGGCTGTGTAGGGGCGGAGTCCACATGGAGTCCACAACACCCCCTCATTGACCCTCACGGATACTCACTCAGACTTCGTTTTGCTGGTCAGCCCTCTGCCGATTGAGGCTCACCGAGGTTCATCCATCCTCACTAATCCTCATGATCGGTTTACGCTTTCTCCTAAAGCCGGTGTCGCAGGTTCGAATCCTGCCGAGGGCACACCTTGCACGGCAGGTCAGAGTGGGTGCGGGCCCTCCGTTCTATTCGAACGGAGGGCCCGTCTCATGATCAGAGTCCACTAAGAGTCCACACGCCCACGTGATCATGCTTAGTCCACTCACCCGTACGGGGGACTGGACTAAGTTCAACAGGCACGTAGAGTGTGCGCACGAGAGGGGCAGGTACGTCTCCCCACGCGCGCCTGAGAGACGCCTCTCGCGTACCTGTGTGGTGCTCGCTGGGGAGAGCAGCCCGCGCAGGCAGAACGGCCCCCGCCGAAGTCGTCGGCGGGGGCCTTCTGATGCCCAAGGTAGACCGCCCCGGAAGCCGAAGCCTCCGGGGCGGGACGCTTTGACTGAGTCTTAGCGTCTAACGACCGGATCGGGCGGAGAGACGTACGCCGTCCGGTCGCTTCGTTACCGCGCGCCTGCCGGGGTCTCGGGCAGCAAGCGGTGCTCATGGGGTTCCCCTCCCCCAAGATCATTAAATTTGCCTGGCTGGGCAAAGACAACAGGTCATGATCACTAGACCGTTGGGCGGGTGCCTCTCGACCCGATGCCCGACTGGGTACTCTCCCGCCGCAGGGAGATCGGGGCACGCATCCGTACCTGCCGCGAACGCGCCGGCCTCACCCAGCTCCAGCTCGGCAACCTCATCGGCCGCGACCACCGGACCATCCACCGTTGGGAGTACGCGATCCGAATTCCCACCCTCGAAGACCTGCTGCTCCTCGCGGACGCCATGGAGATCTCGCTGGCGGAGCTGGTGAAGTGACCCGCCGCAGGCGTCGGGGGTACGCACTGCGGCGGGTCGGCGGCCGGCCCGCAGGGGGCGGGCCGACCGCGTCATTCCGTCTCCGGCCTGCCCCGGTCGGAGACGGAAGCTGCGGTCAGGGCGAGTCGGTACAGGGCCCGCGCGTCTATGCAGTAGCAGGTTGGGGTGCAGTACGCGCACGTGCGTATGTGGGTGTCGTACACCTTCGCCGCTTGCTCGCGTACGCACTCGCGACAAGCTCGCGGGTGCCACCGGAACAGGGCTCCGTCGATGACGCTGATCCGTGGACCCAACTCGGTCTCGGGTCTACTGCCGCACCAGACGCACCGATCGCCCTCGATCTGCTCGTACGGCAGATCGGCCGCGCGCGGCATGGGCAGCATCTCGATGCCGTCCACGAAGCCCGGGTGCACTCACTCGTCCGGGAGATCAGCGAGGGGGACGAGGTCGTGAATCTTGCGGCACGGCGCGCACGCGAACAGGCTGCCGCCGGATCCGGACCCCTGCTCCTGGAATTGGATGAGTCGGATGGTTCGGCTCATTCCGTTGTGCCAGCTACACCAGCCGTAGCCGGTCGTGGGTTCCTGCTCGGCGCGCGTCACGTGCTCACCTCGTCTTTGATCTCGGCCCAGACCTCCGGGCCCTCCGGCGTGTACGAGCCGCCCCATCGATCAGCCGTGCGCAGGGCGTCGTATGCCTGCTTCCAGCGCTCCACCTCGGCGGGGGGCGGGGCGGTGGCGTGCAGGCGTATCCCGCCATCGATGGGGTGCAGGCGCACCGGATCGTTGAGTGCGCGCTCTAGCGCGGTCCGTAAGGCCGCAGCTCTCAGGCTTATGGGCATACCCGTTCCCCGCTCTCATGCGAGAGAGTAACTCTCGTACGAGACTAGACCGAGCCGCACTACTCTGTCACGTAAGTCACACAGAAGGGGGCACACGGTGAGCACCGAGACGCCGCTGTACCTGCGGGTAGCCGAAGAACTGCGTGCTCGCATCGAGAGCGGCGAGCTGCAACCCGGCGACCGCTTGCCCTCCGGTGCCGAGATCTCAGCGAAATACGGTGGGAGCAACAGCGTCGCCTCCGGCGCCTACCGCATCCTCATTGACGACGGCCTTGTCGTGCCCCGCCACGGCGCCGGCCACTACGTCCGCAGCCGGGAAACCCCCGCGCTGCTCGTGCGCCGCCATCGACCGCGCAGCGAGGACAGCCCCTTCGCGCAGGGCGCCGCCGAGCAAGGATCGGTAGGAACGTGGCGGCCTGAATCGACAACCGAGCAGGCGACCGACACGGTGGCCGCTCGGCTCGGCATCAGCCCCGGTGACTCGGTGATGCACACCTCGTACGTGTACCTGGTCGACGACCAGCCAGTGCAGCTCGCCGAGTCTTGGGAGCCGCTCGCGCTCACCGGGCAGTCGCTGATTGCACTGCCGGAGATGGGGCCATACGCGGGGATCGGGGTGGCAGCACGGATGAGGATCCTGTCCATCGAGGTGGGGGACCCCGTCGAACAGGTGCGGTCGCGGATGGCCACACGGCAGGAGGCGCAGGCCCTCGGCATGACGCCACCCGGGCCGGTGATGTTCATCGAGCGGACGTACTACGACCAGGCCACCGGACGCCCTGTCGAAACCGCGGACATCGTGATGCGCGGCGACCGGTGGGTGGCCGTGTACGGGCAGGCTCCGCAGATCTAACTCGCCGCGGCCCACACGTTGTTCGCGTCCGGCGTGTACCCGCTCAAGACGATCGACGAGGCGAGGGCCGTCTGCCCTGACGCGCTTCGGCAGTACCGGTACGAGGACGCCGCCAGGTTGGCGTTGCCCGGGGTGAACGTGTTGCCATGCGTCGACCCACACGAGAAGTTCGGCGAGGTCGTGCCGTTGAACAGCATCGCCACGTAGTACTTGCCGGCCGCGGCCGCGTAGGGCGTGGTCAGGTTCATCGACTTCGCGCCGACGCTGTTCCACACGGTGGACTGGTCCGCGGTGATGCCGACCCGGTTGCCGCTGGAGTCGTACAGCCCCGCGAGGCACTGGCCGGACGTCAGCCCTGAACCGGCGGTGCCGATGACGGCGTGCACGCGGTTGATGGTGGCGGCCTGCCTGAGCACCAGCTCGATGAGGTAGATGAATCCGGCGGACAGTGCGGTGCCGGATGATCCGCAGGCGGACGGGTCGAACGGCCACGCGATCAGGCCGTGGTCGGCGGGTGTCCACACATTGCCGTACGAAGCGAGGCTCAACGCGCCGATGGCTGACGGGGCGAGCGCGTCGGAGCCGCCCGCGGCGTGGCTGGCAGCGTGGCCCGTGGGGGTGCGCGCGTTCGTGGTGGTCGGGTCGTCGCTCTTCAGCGCGATCGTCGGCCCTGCACCCGCGGCGCCGAGTGCAGGCTGCGGGCCCGTCGCCCCGGTCGCCCCCGTCGCGCCGGTGTCGCCCTTCACACCCTGCGGTCCCTGGTCTCCCGTGTCCCCCTTCGGCCCGGTCGCCCCCGTCGCGCCCGTTGCACCAGCTGCGCCGGCAGGGCCCGTTGCGCCCGGATCTCCCTGCGGTCCGGCCGGACCGGTGGCCCCGGTGTCGCCCTTCGGCCCCGCCGCGCCCGTGGCGCCGGTCGCACCTGCTGAGCCGGTCGCTCCGGCTGGGCCCTGCGCACCCGCCGGACCTGGGTCACCGGTGTCACCCTTGGCGCCAGCCGGGCCGGTGGCGCCTGCGGGCCCGGTTGCACCCGCAGGACCAGCGGGACCCGCCGGGCCTGGCGGTCCGGGTACGAGGACGTACTCGCCGTCGTCCGCGCCAGCGTCGACCAGGTCGGACAGATCCACCGTGCCGAGAGAGTGCGGCAGGGAGATGTACAGGGCGTCGCCGCCCGTCTCCACGCGGTACGTCCACCCCGTCGGGTCGAACCCCTCAGCGTCCGTCGCCACCAGGTCCACGGTCCACTGACCAGCGGCGTCGGGCTTGACGACGACGGGGTCACGCTCAACGACGACGCCCCACTCCGCACCGACGACGCGCTCCGGCACGAGCCGGATCTTCACGGGCAGCGGGCGGCCGTTGCCGTCAGCGAGGGTCTGGTGTCCGGTCAGGGTGACGGTCTGCACCCCATCAGGGAACGGCATGACGGCTCCTTAGTTCAGGTCGTCCCACGGGGACAGATCAAGATCCGGCGGTGGCGGTGGCGGTTGCACTCCAGTTCGACGCAGCGCCTCACGGAGATCCCGCACGTACGACAGCAGCATCCGCTGCGAGCGGCGCAGCTCGGACACCTCCTGCTCCCGCTTCTCCCGCTCCTGGTCCAGCCGCTTCGTAATCGACTCGAAGGTGGGCACCTTGGCCTGCTCGCGGGCAGCAGCACGAGACGTGACCCCCGTGTAGATCGTCCCCAACAGCGCAAGGAACGCCACACCGAGCGCGCTGATCACACCACTACTCACGTCTCACCTCCGGGCCGGGCGGGAGTGGTACGGGTGTTGCATCCCGCCAGCCCGCGATGATGAGCAGGCGCAGAGCCGCGCCGCCCCACGTAGCCGCACCAGTCCACGCACCCGGGTACGACCCGGACAGGTAGGCGCCGGCATACGCGATGCCCCACAGGGCGGGCGGGAACATGGCGCAGGCGAACCCCAACTGCAAGAGGACGGGCCGGTCGGCGATAGCCGCCACTGCGGCGACTGCGCCGCCCGCGATCCACGCCCACCCCCATGCGGTGATCGGGGCCAGGTTGGCGAGGACGGCGGCGGACCGGACCGTGACTGGACGTGGGTCCTGTACGACCGACACTCCGTACAGCAGCCAGCCGACGCCCGCGACGAATAGGTACGCCCGCCGCCGCGCCTTCGTGCTGCACAGAACCCGCCGCCGCCCTCGCATCACACGCCCTTGGCGAGGCTCGCGGAGTTCTTCGCGCCGAAGGCTCTGGCCAGCATCCCCTTCAGCAGAGTGCCCGCGGCGACGATGCCCGCCGTGGCCATGGTCTGCCAGAAGCTGGCATGGAACATGTCGGCCGGGCCCGCAGCCACAGCCACGCCGCCCGCCGCGACTACGGCCGTGGCTAGGGTGCGCTCGGCGAGGTCGCGGCCATAGGTGGCGGCCGTCTTGACGACGGTCTCGGCGTCGCCGGGCAGGTTGATCTCAGACATGATCTTTTCCTTTCAGACGTTGGGAACGTGCAGCTTGGACCAGGAGGCCGAACCCGGGATGCCGTCGGCGGCGCTGCCGGTGTAGCCGAGCTTTCGCTGCCACGCTGCGTAGGAGGCCACGTCACCGGAGCCCCATACGTCGGAGTTGGCCGACGACTTGTACTTGTTGCAGCCCTCGGCGACGAGGCGCTTGTGCATCGCCGCGATGATCGGGCTGCTCTTCCCGGCTTTGAAGAGCGAGGCGCCCGGGAACGGCTCGTACGTGGGCGTGCTCGGCTTGGTCGGCGACGTCGGTGTCGCAGCCTTACCGAGCCGGGTGGCGACCCGCTTCCGCATGTCGACCATGGAGAACCCGCGCGGATCCGACTTCCAGTCCGACCACTCCAGGTGCCCGATGATCGACCGCTCGCGCCAGCCGTGGTGACGGCAGATCGCCGCCGACACCCGCTCGATCGCCTCCAACTGCGCGGCCGGCCACGGGTCCTTACCGTCGCCGAGGTTGATGCACTCGAAGCCGTAGAAGTGCACGTTGCCATCGATGGCGCCCGCGCTGCCCTGGTGCTCGTGCGGTGCCGGCGGACGGTCGCCGTAGCTCTCGGCGGACACCGCCGCCAGCACCTTCGGGTCGCCGCCGCCCGCGTGGTTGGCGCGGCCGAAGCCGACCAGGTGCACGACGCCCTGCTTGTCGATGACGCCGTGACACAGCGGGCCGGGCAGGTCGCTGTCGCCGTCTCTGCACAGCGCGACGGTGTTGCTGACGCCGGAGCTGACGGTGTGGTGGATGACCACACCGTTCACCGGCCCCCATGCGCCCTTGCTGTTGCGGTTGTGGGTCTCCCAGTTGCCGACTTCCACGACGGTGACGCCTTCGGCGCGCAGGGCCGCGATGAACTGGGAGGCGGTCATAGGTGTGGCCATGGGTGGTTCCTTTCAGAGGAGTTGCGCGTAGCGGGGGGAGCCGCCGATCGAGCCGCCGCCGCCGTACTTGCCGCCCGTCGTGGCGCCCGCAGTACGACGCACCTGCACCTGCACCTTCAGCTGGGGGTTGGCGAGGTACGGGCTGAGGTCGAGGGTCAGCGCCGGGAGGACGTAGGAGAACGTGGCGGGCACCGTGCCGGAGGCCCCGACGTTGGCGTCGAGGAGCACCTGCCAGTCGCCGCCGCTGTTCGTCGAGGAGACGACGTCGCCGAGGAACACCAGGCCGAGCGCGAGCGTGGCCGTGCGAGGGCTGAGGATCGTCTCCCACAACGTCACGAACGACGTGGCGTCCTCGTAGACGAGGCCGTGCTGCGACGTCGGGTAGAAGGGCAGTTCGTCCCGCTCCCAACCCGTCCGCTGAAGCGCCGCGAGTTGCTGCTCGACAGTCGTCAGCCGCTGGAGGAAGTTGGGGGACTTCTGGACCTTGGGCATCAGACCCCCACACAGGTCAACTTGATGCGTTCGGGCCCGTTCACGCTCGTGTTCTGGATGGCGATGATGCGGAGCACGCCCTCGCGGCCGTTCGGTGACTGTGGCTCGGGGTCGATGACGAACAGAGCCTCGTCGCCCACGCTGTAGCTGCCGAACTGCGGGTCGGTGTCCGCGCTGACCTCGAAGGTGGGCTGCACCTGCGAGCCGGATGCCGCGTCCAGGTCTGCGTTCGTCAGGCTCTGCACCTGGTCCTCGTCGGTCACCCCGTCGTAGGAGGCAACGCCTTCGAGGAGCGGCCACCCCGAATCAATCAGATCCTGTGCAGCCGCCGTCTTCACGATCTTCGCCTCACCCGTGCCCGCCCCGAGCCCCGACATCTCCGTGACCATCGAGGTGCCGTCCTCGGGCCAGTCGTAGGAGAGGATCGAGCCCGCGCCGCCGCCCTTCGAGAACACCAACCCGGAGTCGTCAGCGTCTCGGCCGCGCCGCGGGTACCACGTCCGGGCGCGGCGGTACCTCGTCGGCGGGTTGTTGTTCGCGATCGGCGTCCACCCGACCTCGATCGTGAAATCAAACCCGTTGTCGGCCGCCGCCAGATCCGCGATGGCCTTGTAGATCTCCGGCCGCTCGTATCCGTAGTACGTGACGTCGCGGGTGATCCCGTCCGGCGACACTGCTAGCGCGTTGGTGTCGACGTGGATATCGCCGCCTACCTGGTCGTTGGCGTACCGCAGCAGCGACCACACCACGAATTTCTGATCCGCGTAGATCCTCTGCCCGCCCGCGTCCACGTAGGCGGGGTTGGTCAGCAGCGACGTGTCCGTGGACAGCGTCTTCTTCACGAAGCGGTGCTGGTAGTACGAGAGGAACTCGGAGGCCTGGATCGACTTCCCGCCGGTCGTGTCCTCGCGGGTCCAGACGATGCCGCCCCACACGAGGACGCCGTCCCGGTCGACGTACACCGCGGTGCGCACCGGGGTGGACGCAGTCTCCGGATCGAGTGGCAGCGTCTCGTCGTTGTACGGGATGGTCGCGCTGAGGGTGCCGACGCCGTTGAGCGAGTACGAGTACGAGACACCCGCCAGGGGCAGTTCGGCGAGCAGCGTGTCCGTACGCAGGTCAGCGAACAGGTACGTGTACGTGTGCTGCGGCTGGTCGCTGGCCACGGACCCGACGAGCGACGACATGGCCATCAGGTCGACGGTCATGCGATCGGCTCCACGATCAGCTGCCCGTCCGAGATACGGGTGACAGTGCCGACCGTGCCCGCGCTGGAGACGTTCCACTGCGGGGTGATCGTGAGCGCGGTTCCGGGGGTCAGCCCGTTGAGCTGGTAAGCACGGCTGGCGTAGGTGCGCGCGCCCACCGTGGTGACGCTGTTCTTCTCCGAGGCAGCCATCGTCGAAGCCCCGGACGCACGCCACCCAGCCCACGCCGTGGACGTGCTGGTGTTCGTATTCGCGACCGCCGAGCCGATCGTCACCTTCACCGAGCCGGACGGCGGGACCGTCACCGTGACCGGAGGCCACTGACCCGAGGTGAAGTCCACGAAGACACCCGTCGTGCCGAACGAGGCAGGCATGCTGACCTGGTCGGACGTCGACGGCCGGATCTGCTCCCGAACCTGCCGCACCGTACCCGCCAGCTGCCCGACATAGAACGCGTCAGTGTCGGTGTAGTACAGCACCTGCCCCGGGTGCGGCCGAGGTGGTGCCCCGGACGACGCCACGGGCAGCACGCCGCCCGCAGCCACCGAGAACTGCCGGACGTCGGAGATGTTGCCCGCAGCCACGCTCGTCTGCGACGGCGCGATCGCCAAGTCCGCGAGGATCTGCGCGTTGGCCGGCAGCGTCCCGCGTACCGTCGCTCCCGCGCTCGCCGCGTACGGCCCTTGGACGATCTCCAGTCGCCACTCTGACGCGGACCCGGAGAGTTCCGCGTCGTAGACCGAGGCGACCACCGTGTCCCGCCGGAACTGGCCGGCCCCGCCGGCGGGGGCGACGGTCAGGGTTACGTCGCCGTCGTTGGCGCAGATGTAGGTGCCCGCGCCTCCGGTCTCGTGCTGGTCGATGAACGCGAACCCTGCACTGACGATCACGGTCATGTTCGGGGTCGCGGCCGCGCGAACCTTGAGCTGGTAGTTGGTGTAGCTGGGCTTCACCCCCTGCCTGATCCGCATCGGGGTGGACTCATCGACCAGGAACCCCGGGTAGCCGAGCAGGCCCGTGAGGGCGAGCCTGTCGTTCCGCGCCGGGTAGCTACCGGCCTGCATCCACGCGGGGGGAGTGATCACGGTCATCGGTGGATCTCCTTCCTCTACAGGCTCGTGTCGCGCCAGGTGACGGTGAGCAGGGACGATTGGCCCGGGGCGCCGGGCAGTGCACTGCCCCGGTAGGCGAGTTCGTTCGATCCGGGTTGCAGCAGAGGCCACGAGGAGCCGCCCCGCACCCATGAACGGCGAGGGCTTGTGCCCATGAGGAGCACCGCACGCGACCGGGTGTCGATGATGAGGAACTCCCCGACCTGCAACGACGCGTCGATCGTGAGGTTGGCGCCCGTACCGACCTGCTCGATCGCCGGGTTCGCCACGGGGCCGTCGATGCGCAGCACCGGGAACGCCGGGCTGGCGCCGTCGTTGACGGCCGTCACCCGCCCCGAGGTGCCCGCACTGCCGTACGTGCGGGGGAACGTCAGCGGATACGTGCGCCCGGCCGCCGGACTGTACGCGGTCGTGGACGCGCTCTTCTCGTCCAGCCCGTACAGGTACGGGTCCGCGCAGTAGAACTCAAGTGCCGCGTCCCCAAGCCGCCACAGGTATTCGGCGTCGTACGGGATCGACCGTTTGCGGACCTTGCCGTAGACGAGGATGCCCTGATCGAGGAACTGAAGCGGGGCGGGCTGCGCCTGCGGCTGGGTCGCGTTGCGCAAGGCGACGCTCAGCGCGCGCAGGTCGTCGGGGTCGTCACCGCGCAGGCCGAGGCCGAGTTGAATCGTCCGCGCCGCAGTGTAATCGGGGCCGGTGTAGTCGCCGTGCTGGCCCGGCCGTTCCACATCCTCGGTGCGGATGTCCGGCAGGTCATCAACCCCCGTCAGGGTGGTGACCGCGTACTGGGTGCCGGGCCCGAACGTGAGGTCGCCCCACTGGACTTGGCCGAGTGCCGCCACGTCACGTCCCCCCTACGAGGCCGAGCCAGCTGAGTTCGCGGACCATGTCCTGCGGGGTCGCACGCGTCCCGTGCAGCGCGATGTTGTACGTCTGGGAGCTGTTCCCGCCGGCCGCCGACACCGCGGCGAGCTGGGTCGCGGAGGGCGCCCTGAAGGCGTTGCCGGTGATGTCGAGCGCCGCGCCAGCCACCGACCGGTATGCGGCCTGAACCTTCGCCCCCATCGACTGGAAGCCCTGCCGCAGCCCCTCGCCGTCCATGCGTCCGATCCACGCGAACGCCTCGGACGGCGAGTGAGTCTTGTGGACCTTCTTCGTGACCTTGAGCATGTCCTCGGCGATCTTCTTCATCTGCGCCTGGATCGCCTTCTCTTGCGACTTCAGCCCAGCGACGAGACCTGCGGCGGCTTTGATGCCGGCCCCGTACAGGGCGTCGCCCACGGTGTTGCCCGTCGCGGTCGCGCTCTTGGCGAGCTGCCCCTGAAGGTCGTTGATCTTTTTCAGTTCAGCGGGGGTGGCCTTCGCCAGCGCGGCCGCCGTAGCAGAGCCGCCTTCAACCCCGGCATCCGCGATCTGCTGGAGCAGGTCGGAGCGGAGCCCCTCCGCCTTCAGCTTGGCGATGTTGGCCTGGAACCCCTGGCTCGCCTTCAGCGCCTGCTGCAACCCCACCGTGATCGACGTGACGCTGTTGACGTCGGAGTGCCCGGTGGTGATGTTAGCTTCGGAGAGGATTCCTGACGTGATGTCCCCGGCCGCCTTCGAGCGCGCGGCCACCAGGTCATCGAGCTTCTTCTGCGCGGCTGCGAGGGACTTGAGGACGCCGTCCCGCTTGACGACTTCCTTCTGTAGCTCGGCCGTCGCCTTCGCCAGCGCCTTGCCGACGCCGCTCTTCACGTTCGCAGGCAGAGCCTTGGTGATCGACGTCAGCTTGGCCTTGAGCTGTGCCGTCGTCCCGTCGATACCGGCGATGAACCCCTGAATCAGCAGGCGACCAGCAGGCGTGAGGATCTTGGCGTCCTTCGCCTTCGGACCCTTCCAGTCCGCAAGGTTGCCGGTCAGCGTGTTCAGCACCGACTTGACCGAAGGGATCTTGCTCTGGATGCCGGAGATGAACCCGGAGATCAGCGAAGCGCCAGCCGATACGAGCGCGCCACCGAGTCCGCCGAGTGCCGACCGGGCCCGACTCGGTAGACCCGACACCTGCTTCACCGCGTCAGAGACCTTGCTCCGGATCGCCGACACCAGCTGCGAGCCCGCCGCAATGGCAGCTGACTGAAGCCTGCCGGGCAGCGGAGCGATAGCGGCGATGACCCGCCCCGGGAGGGCCACGAACAGGGTGACCGTCGCGTTGATGACGTTGCTGAACAGCTTCTGCGCCGACTTGAAGGCGCCGGACACGTCGCCCGTCAACAGCTTGCTCAGCGTCTGGAAGGCGGGGATGACGATGTTGGTGATGACCGCAGTCACCAGCCGCGTCAGGATCGTCGCGAGCTGCGCGGCGCCCTGGACCAGAGGGGCGATGGCCGGGCCGAGGTGGGACAGGAGTTCCGTGGCGATCGTGGCAAGCGCGGTGATCAGCGGGGTCGCGGCGATCAGCAGTTGCGCGAACGAGACGCCCAGCTGCGTGAACGACGGCGAGAGTTGCACGAGGAGATCGCCGATGATGCCCAGCCATACGACGAGGTTGTCGGCGAACACGGCCGCCAACGGGGCGATGATCGCGGGCAGTTGGGCGAGGATCGGCGCGAGCGTGTTGGTGAGGATCCCGCCGACCTGCGTCACCACCGGGGCGAGGGCGAGGAACACCGTGTTCAGGGCGTCCAGCAGCGGAGTCAAGGCGGGTAGTACTGCCGCGACCAGCTGACCGAGCACGGGCAGCAGCGGAGCGACAGCGGTCACGAGGGTGCCGACGGCCCCGGCCGCAGTGACCAGGACCGGGCCGAGCGCGCCGACGATCGGAGAGAGAGCGCCCCCCAGCGCAGTGACCAGCTTCTGTACCGGCGGACCCAGCTTCGTCAGCACGGGAGCGATCACGCCGAGGGCCTGACCCAGCAGCGGGGCAACCGTCTTCGCCACCACCGACATCGTGGTGAACAGCGCCTTCAACCCGGACTGCACCGCCGGGGACGCGAACGCCTTCGCCAGCGCCCCACTGATCTGCTGGAGAGTCCCGACGAACCCGCCGCCCGACGCATCCGCCGCACTGAAGATGCTGCCGACGATCGAGAAGACGTTGCCCGCCACGTCCGCGATCCGGCCGAGGAGACTGACGGCCGTGTTGATGGCCTTCTCCATCGCCCCGGACTTGAAAGCCTGCGACAGCCGATCCGAAACCTTGTCCGCGACCGACGCCGCGCCCTTCGTCAGCTTGTTGAACGCCGGCGCGGCCGCCGCACCAACCTGCCCCACCGCAGTAACGACCTGGCCCGGAACCTTGACCAGGTTCCGCATGCCCTTCGTCGCGCCGTCGACCGCCTTGCCGAGGGTCCCCGACTCCGACAGCCCGACCGCAGCACTGCCCACACCCTTCGCCATCAGGTTCACGGAGGTCGCCGAGGCGATCAGCCCGCGGCGCAGGATCGGCAAGGTCTTGGCGGCCAGCTTGTCGAGGACCGTGTCCAGTCCGGAGAACGCCTTGTTCTGGACGGTCTGCTGCACCTCGCGCAACTGGGGGGCGAGCGAGCGGACTTCCTTCGCGAACGCCCGCGCGTTCGGCGCCAACTTCTCCAAGGCCTTGTCGAAGTCGTCGGCCTTCGACGGATCGAGCGCGGCCGACAGGGCGTCGTCCATGCCGACCGCGGCCAGCTTCACCGCGCCCGACGTCAGCTGCACCCCGATGAGACCGGTGACCGCGACCCCGGCCGCCGGCGCCACATCCGCCAGCGTGGCCACGATGTTCGCCACCAGCGGCACCGCGGTGCCGATCGCTGCCGAGGCCTTCGCGAACCCCAGCCCGATCGTTTTGCCCGCCGATGCGCCCGAACTGCCGAGGCTGCCAAGGAGTCCACGCAGCCGGTTGGGGCGGTCCTCGTCGATATCGACGTTCACGTGGACGTCGGTGTCATCCACCCGCCGGGCGGCGGCGAGGAGTTCGTCCAACTGCGCGGCCGCCGCGCGGGTGGACGCCTGCACGTTGATGTTCGGGTGCTCATCCGACAGGCGTTGGATGTGCGGTTGCAGCTCGTTGATCCGGCGGATCGCCTCATCGACGGGAATGTCGATGCCGATCCGCTGGTTCGACAACTCCTCCAGCTCACGCCGGACCCGCGCCATGTCCCGGTCCAGATCCGACGAGTTCCCGTCGATCTGGATCTCAGGCAGGTTCGAGACCAGGTCCCGCAGCTCCCGCTGCACTCCGGCGCCGAGCGCGGCGCCGATGCTGGATCCCTGCCGGGAGGCGTCCGCGATCGTCCCGTTCAACCCGTCGAGGTTGACCGCCAGGTGGGAGACGAGGTTCGGCAGGTTGATGTTGTCAGCCACGGGTCACACCTCCTCGGGGCGGGGCACTACATGAGGGCCATCTCCATCAGGCCGGGGCCTGAGGTGGGCTGGGATCGATCGCCGCCCGACTGGTGGGCGAGCTGGTGCTGCTCGGCGAGCGTGAGGAGCTGCGCCGGGGTCATGTCCCAGAAGGCGCCGGGCTGAATGTGGAGGGCACCGACGGCGAGGTAGTAGTACTCGGCCCATGGCCAAGCCCCGGGGCCACGGTCTCCACGGCCGCCGGGGCTGCGTCGTTTCCCCGGGACTCCAGCGCGCGCGAGAGGGCCGCGTTGAAGGCGCTGGTGTAGTCGCCGAGGCGGCCGGGGTCGAGGAGGTCGTCAAGGTTCGCGCCGTCCGTACGGCGCCGGTACACGATGTCGCTGACGGTGCGGACGCCCTTGGCGTCGACGTGCTCGCGAATGTGGGGCTCGAAGCCTCCGGGGCCGACCATGCCAGCGCCGATCATCTGCGCGAGCGGACCGAATGCCGCGCCGTTTCCGGTCGAGTCGATGGCGTTCTGCACGTTGCCGACGGAGCCGAAACGCGCTTCGAGGAGGGCCAGGGCGCGGAAGCTGTAGCGCAGGCCCACCTCGCTGCCGTCGGTCAGGGTGATGGTGCCGCCCTCGGCGAGGAGGTCAAGTCCTGTGGTCATGGTGGTGTCCCTCTGTGAGTGCCGGGTTTCGGCCTACGGGTTGGGGAGGTGACCGGGGCGGGCGCGCTGAGCGAGAACGCGCCCGGCCCGGGGTCAGGCGATCGCTACGGCGGTCTCGTTGAGCGTCGCGGAGATCCACTTGTTGCCGGTCGCGTTGAGCGGGGAGGCATCGGCGGTGAAGGACACGATGCGGTAGTCCTCCTGCGCGAAACCGAGATCCGGGAAGGCGCTGAGCGTCAGCTTGTGGAGGACCCAGTGCAGGTCACCCGCCACGATGTCGGTTCCGTTGGGCGGCGTGACGCCCTCCAGCTTGAAGGGCGGCAGGGTGGCCGAGGTGCCCGTCAGATCCCACACGGACTTCTGCGCCGGGGTCGTGCCCGAGTCGGTGACAGTGCCGCCGAGGATCGCGGCCAGCACGTCCAGCGACAGCTTGGCGTGGTCGACCTTGACCTGAATGTTCGAGATCGTCGAGTTCGAGTCCAGCTTCACGTTGTCGCCACGGAGCTGCTTCGTCTCGATGTCCCCGGAGATCTCCATGTTCTGGATACCGGGCACGTCAATGCTCGTGCCGTACGTGGCCGCACTGCCGGCGGGGTCGGTGAGCAGCGGCGAAATCTTCGCGTCCTGCACCGAGTAGAGCTTCGTCACGCGGGAGATGGGCATCGTGCGTTCCTTCCTGGTGCCGGGGTCCGGCCCGGGGTTACGGGGTGATCGGCGGTGTCGCGGGGGCGGGCTCGGGGATGGTGGCGTGTGGGCAGCCGGGGAGGTTCGGGGCGGCCCCTGCGTCTTGGGGGACGATCAGGCCGTCGACGACCCACCAGGCGAGGCCGGGTTGTCCGTCGTCGCCGTGGACGGAGAGGGACCCGTGGACGGCACCCGCCAGCCCGAGGACGCGCGCGACGATGGCGCCGGGGCGTGGCGGCCAGTGCGGGCCGAGCGCGGTCACGACGTCCTCGCGAGGCATCGCGACGTGGGTGATCTTCACGAGGGGGTCACCTCCTCGCGCAGCAGCACGCGGTGCACTCGGATGGTGATCGAGTGCCGGACCTTGTTGTCCGCGATGGGGATACGGTCGATGTCGTCGAGGCGGACCGCGGTGACCTTCGCCGGGTGGGCCGGGAGGGTGCAGCCGTGCAGGGCGTGGCCGATGGCCTCAGCGAGCCCGTACCGCTCGGTCACCTTCGTGGTGCGCTCGCCGGTCTTGACCCGGGCGCGCTGCACCAGGTCGACGACGATCGTCTCAACGATGTTGATCTCTGCGGTCGGGTCGCCGAAGTCGCCGTTGCCGGTGTCGAGCCCGGCGGGCGTTCCCTCCTGCACGACGATGTACGGCTCGGCCTGTCCTTCGCGGGGACCGTCGCGGAACACGGGAACGTGGAAGCTGAGGCCTTCGAGATAGGCCTTGATGGCGCCCGAGGTCGAGAGAGCCATCAGCGCCGCCCGATCTGCGAGGCGTGCGCCCGCCAGAAGATCGGCGTCAACTCGATCGCCGGACGCAGGAACGGCCGCGCCGGACGCTCCTTCTGATGCACCTTGGCCACCGGGTGAGCAGCCCCCGGCCAGAACAACGCCTTCTTCCCTTTGGGGAAGATGTCGCGTTCCGCCACGCCGTACTCGATCGCCGCCGCGTAGTTGACGTTCGTGCCGACCACGTAGCCGAGCGACCGCCCGCTGCCCTCCGTGCGCGACACGATCGAGGACCGCAGGCGACCGGTGTCGACCGGGGCCCGGCGCCTCGCCTCGTTCTGCACGTCGATCCGCGTCCGGTCCACAGCCCGCGCCACGTCATCCGACATACGACCGAAGTAGCGGCGCAGCCCGCGCTCGTACTCGCGGGTGTTGACCGTCACCGACGAGGAGGCGCCCCCGCGCATCGAAACCCTGGCACTCGCCCGCACCATCACACGCCCCCGATCAGCGACACACCGCGGTTCAGGTAGCCCGCCAACAGGGCGTCGACCTGCGTCGATCCGGTCGACGCTGCCGGGGAGACGACGTCCGACGACGCGTCGTCGTCGGTGTCCTCGATGGCGACGTTGTTGCCCTCGTCGTCCACCTGGAGACTTGAGTCTTCGGCGGCGTCCGCATCCGAGGGGCGGGCCTTCGCCTGCATGTCCGCAGCGAGCAGTGCGTTCCCCTGCCCGACCAACAGCGGCGCAGCGTCGTACCCGAAGCTGCCGGCCACCTGCACCTGGCAGGCGCCCCACCGCTCCCACATGCCGAGCCATCCGCCGTTGTACGACTCGGCCCCGACCACGAGGTCGTTGTAGCCACCCCACGCGAGGTGGATGGCGTCGATCTGTCCGAGCACGGCAGACGAGGTGACCCGCCAGGCTGACGACGGGATCGGCGGGGCGTCGTCGGCCGCAAGGACCGGCGTGACCGAGGTGACCGTTCGGACGCGCCGCGGGAGGATGACCAGTCCCCCCGCGGACACGTCCGCCACCACCACCAGGTCAGTTGGTTCGAAGAGCTGCCACGTGTAGGCGGTGATCCGCTCGCGGGCAGCCTCGATCCACGCGGCGACCTCGGCACTCGTGCCGGTACACCCCGCGTCTCGTGCGGCAGCCTCGGAGCAGTACGCCATGGGTCAGCCCTGCTCGCCCTCGGCTGACTTGTCGCCGGCCTCCAGCTCGCGCTTGACGCCCTCGGTGATCATTCCGCCCTTGGCGGCGATCAGTCGGGCGTAGCCGCCGGGGTGCTGGTGCACGACGGGGCCGACGGGGGTTGCGTGGTCCTCACCGCCGAGGGCCCGGTAGGCGTCCTCGGGTGCCGCCTGGCCGATGTCCCACCCCGGTCCACCCGCGTACTCGCGAGGGGCCACGATGGCGGCGTTCGGCTGCTCCTCGGACTCCGGGGTCTGGTCAACCTCCGGGGCCTCGGTCGCTTCGGTCTCTGCGGTGTCGGCCGCAGGCTTGCGTGCTGCCATGATCAGGAACCTCCGATGACGCCGCGCGTCCGCAGGGCGGCGAGCAGCGCGTTGTATGCGGTCGTGACTGCGGCGAGGTCGGCGAAGGTCGTGCCCTGGTTGTTGATCGTGGGCTTCGACGTGCCGTCCATGAGGGGCAGCGAGGTGCCGATGACCTGGAGAACTTCGGTCTCCTGGTTGGCGACCTTCGTGCCGCCCTTGGTGAGCGTGACCTGCTTGACGACCCCCATTACGGCAGCGCCGCAAACGTGATCTTGGTGAACGCGAGCGGGGTGTGGACCGCGACGTTCGCCCGACGCTCGGCGAGAATGACCAGCGTGTTCGCGGTGAAGTAGTCCGCGTGCGAGTCGGTCATCAGGATGGTGACGCCCTGGCGCTCCCAGAGCGTGGCGCCCACCCGGAACCCGCCGAGGAGCGCGGTACCCGACGCCATGGCAACCGAGGTGACGACCGTCAGACCCCAGATGCGCATGGGCGCGCCCGAGTCGGTCACCGACGTGATCACCCGGAACTGGCCGTTGGCGTCGGTGTCGAGCTCAACGTCCTGCCAGTCCAGCGGGTTCAGCACGATCGCGTCCGGCGGGTACAGCGCGAGTTCGCCCTGCGTCTTCGCCTTGCGGATCGTGATCAGCTTCGAGTCCGTGTTACCGGACGGCGGCTGATAGGTGCCGATGCCGGAGGTCGTCAGAATCCCCTGCATCTGGGTCGACCCGTTGCCGGTGAGGATCTCGCGGTCGAGCTTGTACTCCAGCCCGTACGTCAGCCGGCCGTTGATGTAGCCCATCAGCTGGGAGTTGTCGTCCGCAGCCTGCCGCGTGATCGGCACCCAGTGCGCGACCGTCTTCAGCGTGGTCGTGATCAGGTCGAAGGTGAACGGCCCCGACTTGGGCTTGTCGCCACCCTCGGCCACGACCGCCGCCGCGTTCCACGTCGACTGCGGGCCGGACGTGTCCCGCATGTACTCCAGCGTCGTCCCATCGCTGGTCTGCCTGTCGAGGAGGTTCGCGATGAGCAGCGGGAAGTCCGGGTTCTGGGGGATGATCCCCGGCACCCTGGTGTTCTGCTGCGGCTGCGTGGTCGTGGTGACCGTGCCGGACGGGGCCGCGCGGAAGTCGGCGCCCTCCACGCTGAACTGGCCGCGCTTGCCGTTCGCGCGGAACGTCTCCAGCGCCTTCGAGCGGACGAAGGCCTCGGCGACGTTGAGCGGGTGCTGGTTGCCCTGGTCGTCCGGGCCCATGCCGGGCTGCTGACGCTGCTGGCCGGGCTGCGGCTGCGGGTCGCCCGGGGGGACTGCGGCGTTGAGGGCGCGCAGGCGGGCGTCACGCTGGTTGGCCTGCTCGATCTTCGCCGTGATGTCGTCGGCCCGCTTGATGAGGTCGTCGACGTCGCCGTCGTAGTCGGGGTCGGCGAGGAGCTTGGCTACCTCGTCGCGCTGCTCCAGCAGGGTGGGGGCGCCGCCCTTGATGGGGTAGATCGGTCGACCGTCTCGGCGGCGACCGATGGGGCGGATCTTCGCGAAGTTGCTCACCGCGAGTCCTCTCGGTCCGTGGACGGCTCACAGCCGCCCATGCGTGATGGGTTGCTGCGTCCGTCTGTCACGGCCGGTGGATCGCGCCCGGCGAAGGCACTGGGCTTTTACGTCCGGTCAGTGCCGCCCGGATGGGGGGAGAGTAGATCGACTGCGGGTGTGCGTGTGGGTGGGGGCTGCAATTCGCGGCGGCCCCCGACCGTTACGCGCTGATCGTGGTCAGCCGGAGGAGCGCAGCGCGGCGGGCCCGGCGCAGCATCTCCTGCTCGTGCGCGAGCACCGAGTCCCGGCCGTGCTCGCGGTCGTACTCGGCCAGCCGCTCGGCGAGCGTCGGCTCGGCCACGGTCTCCGTGTACAGGGCGCCGAGGGCGCTGCGGACGGTCTTCAACTTGGAGCCGGGGACGGCTGCCATGCGCGCGGTGATCTGGCTGACCTCCACCAGGCGCGCGCTGCGGATGTTCTCCAGCACGTCGGCGCGGTCCTCGTCGCCCATCTCGGCGAGCTTCTTCCACTCCGGCAGGTCGGTGCGCACGAACCCCACGGACAGTTCCCGCGCGCTGCCGGACCGGGCCATGGCGCGCTTGTCGCGGCCCGACTGCGTGTCGTCGTACGCACCCGCGATGTGCAGGTGGTTGGACTGCTCGTCGGCCCGGAAAGTCCCGATGGGGTCGTACGGGGAGTGCATGAACAGATAGGCGTACGAGCCCTTGTCGATGCCCTTCCGGAACACGCCCGGGTGGAACGTCGTGCCGTACGAGTCCTTCTTCCCGTACTGGCAGGCGATGCCGTCGAAGGTGCCGTCCTGGTCTTCGCCCACGCGGAACTCGTGCGTCTCGAAGACGCGGAACTCGATCTCCATCACTGGCCTCCCTTGGCCTGCTTCAGCTTGTGCTCGGCGTAGACCTCGGCCACGCCGTCCATGACCCCCCGGTGGGACGGGCTGAGGCGCGGCGCGTACCGGTAGACCGCGCGGCCCTGCTTGTCGCGGCCGTCGTACTCGTAGACCACCCGACCGTCGCCGAACGTCATGTGCTTGGGCAGCTCGCCGTCCGCGTCGGGCCGCACACCGATGTCCTGCTTGCCGTCGAACGGCCCCCGGCGCACCTCGTGGAACGGAACGTTGGGCGGGCAGTAGGCGCCCTCGTACTGGGCTGTGCCTGCGGGCTGGAGGATGGCGCGGACTTCACCGCGCAGCAGCGTCGCCACGGTCAGACCTCCTCGGTCTCGTCGTCCCACACGATGCGGGTGTGACCGCCGTGACCGTGGACCTCCTCGGCGTAGACGAGGGTGTCCCAGAACACGATGGACGGGCGAGGGCCGACCCAGCGGATCGACACTGAGCCGTCCGGCCACAGCACGCCGTTGGCGACGCGCCCGGTGCCGGACACGCCCGTCACGTCGTGGTCGCGGATCAGCGAGAACACGCGTGGCCGGAGGGGCTGCGCCTCGGAGAGGTCTGGGCCCGGTAGGCGTTGAGCCAGGGACGCATCGATGTTCTCGTACTCGGACATGGTCAGGACTCCTCGAACTCGAAGGTGAGCGCGCAGCGGCAGTTGATCGACTGCGCGGCCGGAGCGGTGGCATCAGCAGGCCACCGCGACTTGGTCAGCACGAACCGCTTGTTCATCGCGGCCGTACGTCCGTTCTCCTCGCGGTGCGTCTCGCGGGTGCGCGCGTCCGCCGTGGCCAGCCACGTCTTCTTCGTGGCGCCCGCATCCAACGCGGCCAGGAACGACGCCTGGTTGTAGCCACCCACGGTCTCCGTACGGGCGATCATGTTCGCGCGGTAGTCGCCGAGGTTCGCGAACGTCCGCTGAATCCGGGCCCGCAGCTCCGGCACCGACTCGCCCTCGGCCACACCGTGCGCCAGGATCTGCGACCGCAGCACCTGCTCCGTCGTCGCCGTCACCTGCCCGGCCAACTCCTCGATCCGGTCCCGCAGCGCGTCCGCCACGGTCGGCTCATCCAGGTCGAACGACCCCGTGATCGAGACACCGCCACGCTTCCACGCCCGCTCAACAAACGGCCGCAGTGCATCCGCTGTCCGCCGCCGCCAGTACCTCGGGTCGAAGAGCTGCGAGACCTTGATGCGCTCCTCCCACCCCTCCGGCCCGGAGGCGACCTCCATATCAGTGAGGCAGGCGGCCGGCACCTCCTCGGGGTCGGGCACGGCGAGCACGAGTTGCTGCTCGCGCGCGAGGGCAGCCGACTCGGCGCGCACCCCGTTCAGCCACGCCGCGCTGCGCTCCGGCTTCTTCATCAACCGGTCGAAGTCCCGCAGCACCCGATCGGCCTGCTCGCGCGCGAGGGCCTGCACCGCGCGGCGGCCGGCACGCTCCAACTCGTCGTAGGCCGCGTTGATGTCCGCGAGGGATGGTGACGACGGGGCGTCGTCCGCCCGCTCCAGACGGGGCGTCGGAGGGCCGTCGACCTGCGGCGGTGTCGCGCCGAGGAGGCGGCCGAGCACGGCCTCTACCGCGCGTTCGACGATGGTCCCGACGTCGGGCGTCTGTGGCTGGAGACGGGACCAGTCGACGTCCCACGACCGCGCCTCGTCGGCGGCCGGGGCGCCCTGCACAGGGGCGAAAAGGGCGCGGTACGGAGTGAGCGTGTTTTGCCCGATGCCGCCCGGGAGCGGGTCCTTGCCGAGGTCTGCGCGGGCCTCATCGATCGTCAGGGTGTCGCTGTAGACACTGGCGCGGGTCCTGTTCGCGATCGAGTCGCGGCCCTCTTGAAGCGCGTCCACGCCCGACAGATCAAACTCGGCCTCTTCGGAGTCGGACGGCAGAAGCCGCAGGTCGATCTCACTGCCGAGGATCTCCAGCTTCGGCACGATCGTGTCCGACCACAACGTGGTCTTCGCCGCCGACCGGTTCTCGTACGTGGTGCCAGCGGCCAGATAGTCATGCGGGATCCCGAAGGCCATCATGACCTCGGCCGCGTTCGCCATCCGGGATTCGAGGTACTCCATCTCCTCGGGCGTGAAGGTGAGCCGCTCGACAGCGATGCCCTTGCCGCCGTTCCCGCCGGACCCTGGCTGCGACCGTACGAACAGGCTCTTGCCCGCGTTGTTCGCGCCCTGCATCGAGGAGCGCCACGCGGCGACGGTCTGGTTGTACTCCTGCTCGCTCATGTCGCCGAGGTAGACGACGTTCGAGGGGCGGGCCCCGTTGGCGTACGAGGAGCGCTGCCACTCGCGGGCGAAGGCGTCCATGTCGACGGCGTGCCGCGCGGCCTTCCACGGGGCGATGCAGCCGAGCGGGTCGAAGGGGTGCGGGTAGCGCAGCCAGAGCATCTCCTCGGGCAGCACCGGTACTTGGGTGCCGTCGCCGCGCCGGATGACGAAGCCGATGATGTTGGCCGTGGTGGGCCGCTGCGCGATCGGCTTGTCCACGATCACGTCGACCTGGTCGAAGGTGAGGTGGATCTCGGTCACGTCGCCGAGGCCGGTCTCGCCGCGGTCCAGCCACACGAACGCTTGGGCGGCCAACTCCAGCTGCTGCAGCAGCAGCGACTTGAAGACCCGCGCGCTCATCAGCGGGTTGGGCCGCTTGTTGAACAGGTGGGCGATGTTGTGGCCCTTGATCTCCTGTCCGTCCGGCTGGCGTACGGCCAGGGGTACCGAGGACCCGTTGTCGGCGATCGCAGCCACACACCGGTAAGCGACGGCCGAGTTGGCGTAGCCGCGGGCTTCGGCGTCCAACGCCATGGTGAGGGACTGCTGCCCACCAACCGAGGCGACGGTGATGGGCATGCGGTCGCGCAGGGTATCGAGACCCATGCCGACACGCTTCTCCGCTGTCCGGCTGAGGGCTCGGTTTCGGTACTGGCTCAACGTCGTCCTCCTAGGCGACCGCGGCGAGGTTGCCCGCGGGGGCGAGCATGAGATCGGTGAACGCCCATACGCCGCCGTCGAGTCGGTCGGGGCTGGAGTCGCCCGGTACCCAGGTGACGCACTGCTCCTCGAACTCGGGGAGGCTGCCCACGACGTGGGCGGCGTGCTGCTCGAAGACTGCAGCGACGGGCTCGGCGCGGGTGAGCTTGCCGCGGGTGGCGTGCACGGTGCGGACGTTCACGCTGGGGTCGATCTGCCGGATCGTCGAGGTGATCCACTCGCCGCCGTTGTTGACCTCGACCACGATCGCGTCAGCCCGATGCTTGTGGTAGGCGCGGATTGCGGTCCGTGCGGCCTCGATGGGCGGCATCCGGCCGGACAGGTCATCGAGCAGGTAGCCGTGCTGGCGCATGGTGCCGTTCAGGTCGGGGAGGTACTGCTGGCCGAGCCCGGCGACCAGGATGCCCATCTCGTCGGATTCCTCGTGGCTGGTGGCGGCGGGGTCCATGGCCACGACGACGCGGGACATGGGCGGGGCTGCGCCGACGCGGGTGGCGTCGAAGAGCTGCCGAGTCCACAGGGCGCCCTCGATGTCCTCCAGCAGGATGCCGTCCAGCTCCTGCGCTTCGGTGCGGGTGCCGGCGTACTTCTGGATCAGGTGCAGGCGCTGCTCTTCGGGCAGGTGGATCGCGTCGCGGGTGCGGCCCCGGGTGACGGTGACCTTCGGCGAGCGGGTCAGCTCGATCAGTTCCGTGCGCGGCTTGGGCGTCGTTGACCCGATGTAGTGGGGGTTCGTGCCGAGACGGAGGCCCATCTCCGAGTGGGTGATGGCCTCCTTCAACCGGCGCTGCGCGGCCACCTCCTCCATCCACACCAAGCACCGGTTGCCGCCGGCGCGGAGGCGTTCGACGTCGTCGGGGGTGTGCGATCCGAAAAGCTTGGCCTCGGCCCCGCTCGGCCACCTCGCGTAGGTGCCGCCGGTCGTCGTCCTCAACACCACGCGCGGGTCGTGCGCCTTCAGCCCGGACGGCCCGTTGACGCAGGCCTCCACTGCGTCTCCCTGCGTGGGGGCGATGATGGCCATGCGGTGCCCGCCCCTCAATCGTGGGTCGCAGGGTGGGCCGTTGACGTGCGCGACCATGTAGCGGGCGCAGCCGTCCGTCTTGCCGGTGCCTCGGCCGCCGAGCTGTAGCCACCAGCCGAGCGTGGGCACGGAGTCGGGCGGGACCTGCCATGGGTACGGCTTCCAGCGCCCCCAGCGTTTCGCCCACAGCTTCGCCGCCAACTCCTGCTCGAGCAGCTCGAGCTCGGCCGGGGACAGCCCGGCCAATCGAGCGTCGAGGTCGGCGGCGTGCACGGTGCGGCTACTCCCATTCGTAGACGGTCTCGTTGGCGTGCCGGGTGTGCGGCAGCCGGAAGTCGAAGTGGTTGGCGAACAGCTCGCACGTGATCGTTGGATCGCGCGGGTATACCGACGTGCACGGCTGGTCGGACTCGGCAGGCGGGGTGCTGGTGTCCGGCGGGTCATCGACGACCGGGTCGGTGGGCGCGGTCACGTCTCCTCCAGCTGCGCAATCTCGTCGGCGAGCGCCTTCACGCGGGCCGTCATTTCGTCGGTGATCTGGACGTTCGCTTTCACCGGGGCGTACAGGCCGAGGAGTTTCGCTTCGTGGTCCATGGCGCGGACGATTGCCTCGCCCGCTTTCGGGGCGTGCATTCCGCCGGCGCGGACCATGGGCATGAGGCCGTCGATGAGCTGCTTGCAGGTGGCGAGCTGCTCGCCCACGTAGGCGCCGAAGGCCTCGGTGGCTTCCTGGTGCAGGCGGGCCCGGCCGCGCTTCCACGACTCGTAGGTGTTCTTCACGTCTGCGCCGATGCGTTCGGCGATCTCGCGGAACTCCAGGCGGTCGCGGGTGCGCAGCAGCATGACTTCGTCCTCGCGCTGCCGTGCGATGTCCTCGTTGCGTTTGGTTGCCATGCCGTCACCTCCCTGGTGGGGAAGGTACGGAAAACGGGCGCGGCAGGATCTTGGGGGCTGCAATTCGCGGGCATGACGACGCCCCGCCGACGCAGGTCGACGGGGCGGTCAGGGTGTCGGTCGGCTCAGCGGAGGTACGCCCGGCGGTGCTCGGGGTAGCCGGTGTGGATGTCGGGCTGTCCGATGCGCTGTTCCTGCGTGATGCGGCGGCGTGCTGCTTCCACCTGGTCGGGTGTCGGCGGCACGATCGACGGGCGCAGGCCTGGGTGTGGCGCCTGCTTGGCCAGCCGGTCAGCCACGCGGCCCAACTCTGCGGCAACGGCGCGCTGTACGAGCTCCCTCACGGTCATACGGACATGATGGCGCACGGGGTCAGCAGGCGTCGTACTTCCAGTCGCCGCCTTCACGCGTCCACGGCTGCCCCGTCTGGTCGAACTTCGGCAGACCCGTCACCTTGTACGAGACACGCCCCATGTCCCCCGAGACGGTGGCGTGCACGTCCGTCGCCGGATGGTCGGGCCCGTAGTCCTTCGCGGCCTGCTCCACCGTGGCCGCGTACACGGCCGGGTCCGCCTTCGCCTTGCAGCGCTTAGACAGGAACGCGTAAGCGGGCTTCCCCTCGCCCGCGAAGTACAGGTTCGTGTACGTGTCGACGACGCGTTCCAGCGCGGCGGCGTCGGCCGGCGGCGGGGTGTTGGTGGGGGTGGTGGTCGGTGCTTCGGCGGTGGCGGGTGCCGTGCTCGGCTTGGCGTCGTCGTCGTTCGACGAGGAGCAGGCGGTGAGCGCGAGGAGCGCGGCGGTGGCGAGCGTGATGGTGGCGCGGATGCGCATGTGTCCCCCCGGACGTTGTGGTCTGAGGGGGCATGGTGCCACGGGGGTACGACAGTGGGCATGAGTGAGGCCCGCGCCACTGGGGGTGGAACGCGGGCCTCTGACCCTGCCCACTGTAGGGCGGGGGTGTGACAGTCGGTCTACGCCTGTGCTTCCTCGGCACCGACCCACGCGTCTACGGCGTGCTGCGCCACCTCGGCACCGGTCCACAGCGGGCCCACGCTCGTCGGCGCCGGGCGCCCGGCCAGCAGCGCGCGGACGACGATGACGACCACGGCCGGGTCCACCCAACGGGGCAGCGAGGAAAGGAACTCGGGGTCGTGCACGAGGTGGCCGTCTGCCTTGCGCGGGGCCCACATCCACTGCTCGGCGGGGTGATCCCACTCCAGCGTGATGCCATGCCGGTGCACGCTGGTGTCGAGGGCCGGGTGTTCGTCGTCCCAGTTGAGGATGGCGTTCAGCATGCAGGCGGCACCGGAAAGGTCGTCGTCGCGGTAGCGGTCAAGTTCGCCGTCGTCGGTCCACACCTCGGTGGGCGCGAGGTCGGCGGCGGTGAGCGCGGCGGTCACCTGGTTGATGTACAGGTCGTGCGGCAGATTGCTCATTGGTTCAGGGTCCTCTCTGGGTCGGACATTGGGGGCTGTTTCAGTGGCCGCAGGCGGGGGCGGTCCACCATCCGCAGGTGGCGCAGTAGTCGAGGCCGAGGCGGCCCAACAGGCGGGCGATCATTCGCTGTTCACCTCCCCCGCAGTGACGTGCAGGTGGGTGTGCTGGGGGCGTTTGGGCAGGGTGTAGCTGTAGATCCACATCCCCTTCTGGAGTTCAGAAGGGGTCACGCTCACGGGCTCTTGACCAGCGCACTTGCGGCATGAGGGGTGCCCATCCTCCGGTGGGGGAGTGGCGGACGTATCGGACATCTGCCATGCGCCGATCGCCCACACCACAGGCACTAGGTAGATGGCTCCGTACGCCCGCTGCACGATCGAGCCGTAGAACACGACGACGAACAGCGAGCCCGCGACGCGCCGCAGGATGACGCCGAGGTGCCGGACGGCGACGGCCACGCCGCTCTCGCCCGGGGCGTAGTCGGCGCCACCCAGCCACCGAGCCCACGTCTCCAGTTGACGCCACGTACCAACGGACAGACGGCGGCCCACCATGGCCGCGCGCCCCGTCACACCAGGCCTGCCACGTAGTCGCCGAGCCACGACACGGTGGGCGCGGCCAGGAACCCGATCGCGCCCGCCACGCTGGAGGCCAGGCCGAGGCTGATGCCCGAGAGGATGTGCCGGACGAAGTCCCAGCGGAACCCGCGGATGCCGGACACGGCGATGACGACGACGGTCGCGATGATGATGACCGCGTGGCCGCCGGCGGTGAGTGCGAGGTGGGTGGTCCGGGTGACATTCGGGGTGCTGCTGCCGAGGCCATAGATCAGGCCCACGTCGCCGACCTGGTTGGTGCCCCACAGGGACCAGTCGGCGGCAGCGCCGATGATGCCGCCTGCGGACAGGACGAGCAGGGCGCCGTACGTCAGGCACAGCACCTGCGGGACGAGTGCCTTCAGGGCCTTGGAGGTGAGCCGCTTCTTGTGGCTGACCCACCAGCGGGAGAAGTCCCAGGCGAACAGGCTGAGGCCTACGGTGACGCCTCCGAGGGAGACGACGCTGTACGTCGGGATGTTGAGCGGGGTCATGCCGGGTCCTATCGGAGGACGGCGACGCCGAGCGCCGCGCAGGTGAGGATGAACGCGACGGTCCCGGAGATCTTGGGGACGTCGGGGAGCGCGATGGCGCACAGGCCGGCGAAGGCGAGCACGGCCGCGAGCGGGAAGAACATGGCGAGCACGGGTCACCTCCGGCCGTGTTGTCGTACCGGGGTGGGACCGGTCGGCAGGACCGGGTGGGACACGGGGAGGCCGGTCAGACCCACGTCGTACCGAGCCGTCGTACCGGTCGCACCGGGCGTCGCACTGAGCCGGTACGCGGTGGGAACGGTGGCCTGCACCGAGCCGCGCTGGGGTTCCTGACCTGCGTCACACCGTGTGATCCAGAACCGTTCGATCGTCGGACGCACGCCGTGCGGCACGTCGGTGTGGTCCCACACCTTGCGGTACGTCCCGGCCACGATGCGGAGCGCGGATCGTACGGCGTCGGACACGGTCATACCGGTGGCGAGCATGGTGGTGAGGTCGTCGTACAACTGCGCGTCGACCTTGACGGAGACGGTCTTACCGACGGGCGGCGGGGTGGACACGGTGTGACCTCCGGGCGTGACGGCTGGTGTAGCTACACCCTAAGGTGGGTGTAGCTACACCCGCAAGTCACTCACGTAGAGGAGCCTCCGTTGCCCCCTGTAGCTACACGCAGATACCGTTCGCGCATGCCGAACGCGCCCAAGACACCTGCTCGCCAGTTCCGCATCGGCGATCAGTGGTACGCCTTCGAGGCTGCGACGAAGGCCCAGGACACCGATCGCGCGACCGTGCTCCGCGAGTTCATCGACTGGTATCTCCAGGAGCCTGGCGCGCAGCTCCCGGAGCGTCCGCAGCAGGAGGCGTGGAAGGAGCCTCCGGCTGTTGAGGAGTAGCCAGAACGCAGCGAAGCCCCGACCGGTTGACTGGTCGGGGCTTCGTGTTGCCGGCGCGTGGCGGATTCGGAAGGGCATGAGCTGAGCGCTTCTGTGCGCCCCTCGTGCCCTCCAGACGGCCGCCGCTACGGTGGCGCTCATGACGACCCCGGGCGAGACCCTGTTGGATATTCCGTGGGCGCATGTGCGCGCTGCTGGGACGCAGAACGAGCGGTGTGTGAAGTGCGGTGAAGCGGCGGTGCTGGAGTTCCTGGCTGAGGGCAGTCGGTCGTTCGCTTGCTTGGCGGACGCAGGGTTTGCCGCGTACGGGGCGGCGATCGTGGCAGTGAGCGGCAGGGCCCGGATTGTGTGACGACGCCCCGTCGACCGCCGTCGCTGACGGGGTGACGGGGCGTTGACGTGCGTCTTCAGATCCCCCAGAACGAGCAAAGCATCCAGCCGGGTCGCTCCTGCTTCGGTGTGAGGCCGAGGACTTCGAGCGCGGCCCGCAGCTTCGCGTCCGCGTCTGCCTGCTGCACCTCGGCCGTCAGCTCGGTGAAGTCGATGGGCTCAACGTCGCCTCGGTGCGCGGTGATCCCCTTGGCGATCAGCAGGTGTCCGGGGTAGCTGCCGGAGCAGTGGGTCTCGAACTTGACGCCGAGCTGCGCCTTGGCCTTCCGCTCCCGCTCGTGGAAGCCTTCGCTGCCGGGCTTCCACGTCTCGGTGAACCCAACGAGCTGAGCAAGCAGGAGCTGTTCGGCGTCGCCCTGGAAGTCCTCGCCGTCCTCGTCGTACCAGGGGAGTTCGGGCAGCTCGTCGTACTCGCCGAGGCCTTGGAGTTCCCAGCCGCCGTCACCGCCGCCGAGGTGGTAGCCGTAGACGAGCAGGGCGTCTGTGGACTGTCCCATGGTCAGTTCTCCTTCGTGGTGGGCTCGGTGCCGTCCAGGGCAGCGAGGACGCGGTTGATTGCCGCGCGCATCCCGTCGTCCTCGGCAACGTGCAGTTCCTGTGCCATGGCGCGGACCTCGGCGCGCACGCGCTCGATGGCGGCCTGCGCCTCCCGCGCCTCCCCCTCGGCCTTCGTCACCGTGGCGAGCATC